GGAGTATTGCTGTAGTATGATGATTCCAGTAAAGGGGCATCCAAATCTTTATAGAGATGATAAAACGGGTGCCATATTAAACTACGATAATATTTCATATAATCAACATTTGGAAAGTTTGCATAGAAGAGATATTCAAAAAAAAGAAATAGAAAAACTGAAGACTGATATTGAGGAGATAAAATTTTTATTGAAAGAAATAGTAAATAGATCCAAAATTGATTTATAAATACTCATAGAACTAAGTAAATAAATGGCAGCAGTATACGTAAATAACTTAGTAATAAATGCTGGTTCTGATTTTAGTCAGACATTTACTTTGGAGGAGACTGAAAGTAATTCTTTTTTAAATCTTACAGACTATCAAGTTAATTCTCAAATGAGAAAGTGGTCTGGAAGTTTTAATGCGATAACATTTACAGCATTTGTGGAGTTTCCTTCAACTAATGGAAGAATAAACATATCATTAACTTCCGAGCAAACTAAAAATATCAAACCGGGAAGATATGTTTATGATGTAATAATAACCGACTCTTTCGGGCAAAAAAACAAAGTCATAGAGGGGATGGTCTTGGTTAGAGAGGGAGTAACAAGATAATGGCAGATATAAAAGTAAGAGTTGGACAACAAAACGCAGTAAAAGTAGTATCTAGTATTTCTGGATCTGCTGGAGGTTTTGCCTCTCTTGCAGAAAATGTGATTGGAGGAATAGCTTCAGTAACTTCTCTAAACGTAAGTGGTTTATCGACATTTGTTGGAGTTAGTACTTTTAAAAATGATGTTTACATAGATGATGATCTATATGTAAATGGTGATATATTTCTTGATGAGTTTACCGCAAGAAATGCCGACATTACGGGAATTGCAACTGTTTCTGGTGGTTTTTACTATGGACCATATTATTCTGGTGGTGTTGCATATTTTGACAACACGGGGTTAATGGTTTCTACTGGAGGAACAGATTTTTCAATTGATTATACAAACTATATACTTACAACAGATAATACTGGAACACCAACTTGGTCTAGTGTTATAGACGGAGGATCCTATTAATGTCAAAACCAGCAAGTAGACAGGAACTTATAGATTATTGCCTAAGAAGATTGGGTGCTCCTGTTCTTGAAATTAATGTGGCAGATGATCAAATTGACGACTTAGTAGATGATGCCTTACAATACTTTCAAGAAAGACACTTTGATGGCGTCGAAAGGATGTATTTGAAGTATCAATTTACTCAGGATGATATTGCTAGAGGAACCGCAAAAAATAGTAATGGTGTTGGGTTAGTGACAACAACCGCATCATCAAATAATATTTCAGGTCTAGGAACAATTACATCTCAATTTTACGAAACATCAAATTTCATACAAATACCAGATTCTGTAATTGGTATAGAAAAAATCTTTAAGTTTGATTCTAGTTCAATTTCAGGTGGAATGTTTAGTATTAAATATCAACTATTTTTAAATGATTTATATTATTTCAATTCTATTGATTTACTTCAGTATTCAATGACAAAGACATATTTAGAAGATATTAATTTTTTGTTAACTACCGATAAGCAAATAAGATTTAATAAAAGACAAAATAGAATGTATTTAGATATTGATTGGGGAGCTCAACAAGTTGGTGACTATATTGTAATTGATTGCTATAGAATACTGGATCCAAATTCTTTCACTGAAGTGTATAATGATAGTTTCTTAAAAATATACTTAACTTCTCTTATTAAAAGACAATGGGGGCAAAATTTAATTAAATTTAGAGGAGTAAAACTTCCCGGAGGAATTGAATTAAATGGAAGAGAACTTTATGAAGACGCAGAAAAAGAATTAGAAAGTCTCAGGCAGAGAATGGCAACAGAGTACGAACTTCCACCATACGATTTTATTGGATAGTAATGGCATTAAATTCCTTTTTTCTCCAAGGTTCACCAAATGAACAAAGATTAATACAAGAGATTATTAATGAGCAATTAAAGATTTATGGTGTAGAAGTAATCTATATTCCTAGAAAATTTGTAAGGAAAGAAACTATACTTAAAGAAGTTTCTTCATCTAAATTTAATGATAATTTTGCATTGGAAGCGTATGTGAACAATTTTGAGGGATATAGTGGTCAGGGAGATATTTTGACAAAATTTGGAGTAAATTTAAAGGATGAATTGAGTTTAATTATTTCTAAAGAAAGATACGAAGATTTTATTGCTCCATTTCTTGAAACGAATAATGATGATGAGATTATTTTAGCGTCAAGACCTAGAGAGGGAGATCTTGTTTATTTTCCTCTAGGGCAGCGTTTATTTGAAGTTAAATTTGTTGAGCACGAACAACCATTTTATCAACTGGGCAAATTGTACATATATGAATTAAAATGCGAACTATTTGAATATGAAGATGAAGTTATTGATACATCAATACACGAAATCGATACACAAATACAAGATGAGGGATATATAACTACTTTAACATTAATAGGAATCGGGAGAACTGCGACAGCAACCGCTCAAATTGGATCTGGATATATTAGAAATATTATATTAAATAATGATGGATATGGATATACATCGCCCCCCACAGTTTCTATCAGCCCCGCACCCACTGGAGGTATTACTGCAACGGCTGATGTAATAAGCACATTAAATTTGGGGTTCTACTCCATAAAAAATATTGTTCTTACTAATGCTGGTATTGGGTACACTGTTCCGCCAAGCATTTCGATTATTGGAACCGGTACTGGAGCAGATGCAACTTGCACTATAGAAAAAAATGATTTTGGTTTAGTATCTACTATTATTACCGATAATGGAGTTGGTTATTCGACATCTCCTACAATAAGAGTTATAGGAGATGTCGGATTGGGTGAGACATCTATATTAGAATCTGTTGTTGGTGTTGCACAATCTGTTAGTTACATCAGAATAAGAAATACGGGAATAGGTTATACTTCTTCTCCTCAAATTATCATCGATCCTCCACCAATTATAACAGGAATTGGAAATTATATATTTAATGAGATTATAACTGGTTCTAGATCTGGAACAAAAGCTAGAGTTAAATCTTGGGATTTGGATACTAAACTTCTCAAAGTATCAATTGTAGATAATGCAACATCAAGAGGATTTTTTCCTGGAGAAACCATTACAGGATCTATATCTAATGCTCAATATTCTACAGAATCATATGATAATTGGAATCCATATGATAAATACGGAGATAATTTGCAGATACAACAAGAAGCTGACACAATATTAGATTTCTCAGAATCCAATCCATTTGGAACTTATTGATAAATATAAATATAAAATAACAAAAATCTGAATAATCGGGTATAAAAAGATTCTAGGGACCTATTATTATCATCAAATTATAAGAAAAACAGTTACTGCTTTTGGAACTCTTTTCAACAACATTTTTATAGAACATAAAAATTCTTCCGATCAAGCAATAAGTCAAATCAAGGTTCCTCTTGCGTATGGTCCTATACAAAAATTTCTGGCTAGAATTGAGCAGCAGCCAGAACTGAATAAAGCAATTCAAATTACTTTACCAAGAATGTCATTCGAAATGACATCAATTCAATATGACTCAACCAGAAAAGCAAATATAACTCAAACATTTAAGACATGTGGAAATGGTGATACTATAAAAAAAGTTTATATGCCAGTTCCTTATAATATTGGATTTCAATTGAATATTATGACAAAATTGCAAGATGATGCCTTACAAATTGTGGAGCAGATTTTACCTTATTTTCAACCTTCTTTTAATCTAACTGTAGATTTAGTAGACTCTATTGGTGAAAAAAGAGATATTCCAATAGTTTTAGATAGTGTTTCATTTACAGACGATTATGAGGGAGATTATTCAACAAGAAGAACATTAATATATACCTTAAATTTTACCTCAAAAACATACCTATTTGGACCTATTTCCGACAGTACAGATGGTCTAATCCGTAAGGTTCAAGTTGATTATTATGCTGGAAGTGATGTTACAACAGCAAAGAGAGAAATGAGATATACCGTAACTCCAGATCCAGTTGATGCTGGACCTGATGATGATTTTGGATTCAACGAATCCTTAGAAATGTTCTTTGATGGTAAGGTTTATAGTCCAACACAACAACAAGATATCTAAACTGTGAGATAAATTATGAAAGATGATTATAATGAAATCGAAGAGTCTATTGATATTGAAAGTAAAATTGTTTCAGTAGAGGAAGATTCTATTGAGATTGTTAAAGAAGTTAAAGACATAACAAAAGTTGATGATCTAAAAAAAGATTATGAGTATACCCGTGCAAACCTCTATTCCCTCATAGAGAAGGGTCAGGAGGCGATTAACGGAATTATGGAACTAGCAGGCGAAAGTGATTCTCCAAGGGCATACGAGGTCGCAGGGCAACTGATTAAGAGCGTTGGTGATGTTGCTGATAAATTAATTGACTTGCAAAAGAAAGTTAAAGATGTAGAAGATGATTCTTCCAAATCCTCAAGTAATGTGACTAATAATGCGGTGTTTATTGGATCAACTTCAGAACTTTCCAAATTATTAAAGCAAGGTTTTCTAAATAATAAAGAATAAGTCACATACTTTAGATGGGTTCTCTACATAAATGGTATCAAGATTCAGAATCAGTTGACGGAAAACCTGGTTGGGTTGAAGTTATTTCTGGAGAACCTTGTGCTCGTGAGGAAGGTGAGAAAAAAACTCCAAAATGTGTTTCTTCAGATAAAAGAGCAAGTATGACTAAAAAGGAAAGAATATCCGCTCAAAGAAGAAAAAGTGCTGCGGATCCAAATCAACCAGAAAAATCTGGGGCAGCAAAACCAACTTATGTTCCTACCGATAAACCAAAAAAGAAAATGAACGAAGAAAAAGATATCAAAGGAAAAGGTAGTGGTAAAAAAGATGCTTGTTATACTAAGGTAAAGTCGAGATATGATGTTTGGCCGAGTGCATATGCATCAGGAGCACTTACCAAGTGTCGTAAAGTTGGCGCAGCAAATTGGGGTAATAAAACGGAAGAAATGGAGATGGTTCGATATTGTCCCAAATGTCAGAAAGATGAAACTCGTAAAGAATGTAGATATGGTGAAAAATATTGGGATATGTTTTCTATTCCTTCAGCACTTACTTCCAATCAACTAAAGTATAATATCGCACAAGTTCATCCAGCAAACGAAGAGAAGCAACCAGATCACGAGCATTCTATGGCTCGCTCAGAACTTTCTACTATTGTTTCTGCGGCACAAAGACTTCGTAAGAAACTAAAAGGAGAAGGTAATATTGAAGCGTGGGTTCAATCAAAAATCACTAAAGCAGCAGATTATATTGATGCTGCTGCAGATTATCTTGATAGTGGTGAGCACGATGTTCATGGTTCTATGGATGAAAATGTTAGTTTTGAAATCGGACATACTTCTTCTGATACAAGAAAAGCAATAAGACAAGATAAACTAATAAAAAGGGCGGGGTCTGAGCAACAAGGTGCAGATGTTGCCAGAAAAAAACTTACCGGTATTCAATTACCACTTGCCAATTCAACGGATCTAAAAACTTTTGGCGAGTTTGTGATAGAAGCAAGTGCTGCTTGGCAGAGAAAAGAAGGAAAAAACCCAGAAGGAGGTTTGAATAAAAAAGGAATTGCTTCATATCGTAGAAAAAATCCAGGATCCAAACTTTCTCTTCCGGTTACTACTCCACCATCAAAATTAACTCCAGGATCAAAAAAAGCAAAAAGAAGAAAATCTTTTTGTGCCCGTATGGGAGGAATGCCAGGACCTATGAAAGATGAAAAAGGTCGCCCAACTAGAAAAGCACT